ATATTCTAATATTTCTCCCATATATGTGTTGTTGTGGTCATCGTTTGACGCGGCCTAGAAAAATATCAGCAAACTGTTTACCAGACGCGTGCTAATACTGTTTTTATACGTTGTGCTCAAGAACGTTGATTTGTTGTACAATATCTTCGCCGTTGACACAAGGAGAATAGAATGGCTGCCAAAGACAAATTGGAAAAGAAGTTCGAAGAGCTGATTGAGACGCATGGCGATCCGTTAGAGGAGATCTTCCGCATTGGCATGGATCTTGATGAAGAGGCAAACATTCGTTTGAAAGCTCTTGAGACTGCGGCGTCGTATGGTTATGCTAAGCGTAAGGCTATCGAACATACGATTTCAGGTGATCCTGATAATCCATTGAAGATGGAGCATGGCGTAGATCTCAAGAATCTATCTGATAAAGACATCGACAGTTTGCTTGGTTTGATTACCAAAGCCAAGGTCGAGGTCGATGAATAGTCCTCAGCTTCAACTTGTTTCTGATCCTAATTTCTTTCGAGCGTTAAAGCTCGAGAAGGAGAAGCGCGCGGCTGAGCGTAGCTTACATGAATTTACTAAACAGGCTTGGCACGTCATTGAGCCTGGCACTGAGTTCGTTGATGGTTGGCATTTGCAAGCCATCTCTGAACATCTAGAAGCTGTCACTGCTGGTGACATTCGCAACTTACTTATCAACATCCCACCTCGTCACATGAAATCTATTCAGGCTGCAGTTATGTGGCCTGTTTGGGTTTGGATCGAGAACCCATCATTCCGTTGGTTGTTTGCTTCATACGCAGGCTCATTGTCTGTTCGTGACTCCTTGAAGTGTAGACGATTGATTGAGAGTCCTTGGTTCCAAGAACGTTGGGGACACAGGTTTGCTTTAACAGGTGATCAGAATGCTAAAACGTTTTTTGAGAACGACCAATACGGTTATCGTTTTGCTACTTCTGTTGGCGCTTCTACTACCGGTCATGGTGGTGATGCTCTTGTATGTGATGATCCACATAATGCGATGGAAGCTCAGTCAGACGTCATGCGTGAATCCACCCTCGAGTGGTGGGACCAAGCCATGTCAACCAGGCTCAACAATCCGAAGACCGGGTCGAAGGTTCTAGTCATGCAGCGCTTACATGAGCTTGATCTGTCAGGCCATGTGCTGCGTCAAGGAGGGTGGGAACATCTTTGTTTGCCTGCCGAGTTTGAGCCAGGTCGCCGTATCGTTACCAGTCTTGGTTGGGAAGACCCACGTAAGAAAGAAGGTGAGTTGTTGTGGCCAGAACGTTTTGGTCGCAAAGAGATCGATCAGCTAAAGGTCCAGCTAGGTGACTACGGTGCATCTGGTCAGCTGCAACAACGGCCAAGTCCTGCTGAAGGTGGCCTTGTCAAGAGATCATGGTTCAAGACAGTCAAAGCAACTGATCCATTACCTAAGATTCACTTTGTGTTGCAGTCGTACGATACAGCCTTTACTGAACGAACATCAGGCGACCCTACGGCTCACACTTGTTGGGGATTGTTTAACACCAACGAAGGCAAACGAGTCGTGTTGCTTGACGCATGGCAAGAGCACTTAGGTTATCCTGACTTACGCAAGAAGATGTATGACGACTACAAAGCTAAGTATGGTGACAAAGACAAGGGTGTCGATACCGTCTTGATCGAAGAGAAAGGATCCGGCATTAGCTTAGCTCAAGACTTACGTAGAGCAGGCGTGCCTGTCAGAACCTACAATCCAGGTAGAGCTGACAAGATGACAAGGCTTCACGCTGCAACGCCATTCATTGAAGCTGGCATGGTTTACATACCTGAATCTAAGAAGCGTGAGGGTGCTTTCCCTGCGTGGGCTGAACAAGTAGTGACTCAGGTGATGGTGTTCCCTAACGGTGAGCATGATGACTTGGTCGACACAATGACGCAAGCAATCATTTACTTTAGAGACTCAGGCATGTTGACGTTAGACGAAGGTAAGTTCGAAGAAGACTACCAACCACCGAGACCGAGAGTCAATCCTTATGCGGCATAGTTTCTTTTTACTTGAAACGAGAATACAATCACGGGAAACTGACCTTTTCTTCAGGACTTAACATGGCTGACACGATCAAAGCTACCCCTCGCAACCGAACCTTAGGTTCTCTTGTCAATGCCTACGACACAACGTTAGGTCCTTTGTTAAACAAGTACGAAATCCTACCTCAAATTCCATTGATCGGCGGCATGACCTTAGGTTCGTTAGGCGCTAATCAAGTACGGAACATAGCTAACGAGATGAGCTATGGCAACTATCAACCTGTTCGTAATGCTCGAAACATCCAGACAATGACCATCGACCCTGACACATTGGACGTTGCTTCAATGATTCCATTCGGTGGTATCGCAGCTAAAGTCGGTAAGCCTGTTGCTAAAGCATTGGGTCGTGGCGCAGCTGAACGAGTAGCTCAACACATGGATGCAGCTGGTTTAAACCAGTACATCGTTCCACCTGAAGGTAACCTTAACTTCACAACCAGACTCGATGAACAGATCAGAGGGCCTGAAACACAGACGGTATACGACTTACTCAAGCAAGTGCAAGGCAAACCTGGTGTGACGAAGGAAGGACTTAAGCAGTTAGCTGCCATGTACCCTGACTCTGCAGCGAAGATCACCAAAGAAGAATTCAAAAAGAACATCCCTGCTTCACGATACGACAAGGTTGACTTAAGACAAGCATCCGAAGACAGCATCGAACATTACCGTGATCTAGCTGAAAATGAAATCCAGATGGAAGACGCGTTGCTTCAGCATGGCGTTCCAGAAAACTTGATGGAGGATGTTACTAGTTTGCAAATGGGGTTTGCTGAGTTTAGTGACTTAGATCCAGTAGCTCAACGAGAAATATCTAGGATCTATGGTGTTGATAGCTCTATGGACCCTTCAGACATTTCAAGTACCCTTGAAGACATCAACTATCAGATCTACCACGAAGCTGCGTATGAAAGAGCTCTTGACTTGCAAGAAGAAGCTATGGGTGCTGGAGCAAACGCATATCCTTACGAAGACGTCCAGAGATTAGTATCATCACAAGAGCCACACGACTACTTTGAATTTGGAGTGACCCACCCATCTCAAACAGGTGACTACAGACACTATAGTTCAGGTGAAGCACCTGAAGGTTTAGTTGGCCATGTCCGTGGTTCATACGCAGCAACAGAACCTTTAACGCTTGAAGGTGGCATATCCACTAAGCCTAATAGTTACGTCATTGAGGAGATTCAATCTGACGCGCAGAAAGGTTCAGACCAAGTAGGACCACTACATCAGGTTCATGGTACCTTGTTTAAAGCTGCCGTTCAAGACGCCGCTGAAAAAGGTGCAGACTATGTGTACCTTCCAACGTCTTATCCCATTGGTCAAGCCCGCCGTTCTACCCCTGAGAATTATGCGCCTATCTACGATCAAGCTGTAATTAAAGAAGGATTAGATCCTCTACGAAAAATCCCAGGAATAGAGATCAACCCAATCGCTAAGAAATTCTTACTTAGCGATCGATTTAAAGATCCTGTTTCGGTGTATTCAGAAGAAGTGCCTTTATACCACGAGATTAAGCTAACACCAGAAGCACGCGAGTCCATATTATCAGGTTCAGGTCAAGCGTCTCCTGGTTTAGGCAATGTTGAATACAAAGCAAGGGCTATTTCTACAAAAGCTCCTGAGTCTCACCCATTCATTGGCTACATGTCTAAAGACGGTAAGATGGAGAAGTTTAACGAAGCGCAAGCTAGAGAAGCTGACTACCATCATAGCAACTTAGTTAAGGATCTTGACGCTTACGACAGTGACGATGCCTTGAAGTTTGTACGAAACAACAGCGAAAACGTTTACACTATCCGCGGCAATGCTGCAATTATGCCCCACGCGACAGAGTCTAAAGAGCAGCTTTCAACTTTAGCTAAACAGCTAGTTGACTCAGGCGCTGATCCTTCTGCACCCTTTCAAATTGAGCACATGGCATTGCCACAAACAGAAGCACCTTACCAAGGCAAGTCTATTGGCACTCTTAAGGATTGGATTGAAGGAACACACGGATTTGCAGCAGGCGGTCTTGTAGCATCAGACTACGATGACGAAAGCATTAGCAAAATGGCCGATGATCTTTTAGGCTACGGCAACCGTGAGACTGGCGAAGCTAAAGGCAAAGGTGCCTTAGGTGAGATCCGTATGCCAGACGGTCGTGATGTCATGACAGAGTATTCGATCAATGTTGATGGCCGTGAAATGCCAAGCATTGTTGAAGGCATGCACCCAGCTGATGTCAACTACATCCGTGAAACAGGAATTGTGCCTGAAGATGCTATAGCAACAGCTATTCGCAGCGCTAATCGTCGTGAAGCTGAAGGCAAGTCAGCGTTCTACGCTAAAGGCGGTGCAGTCAAGAATCCATTTGCCAACATGTCTTACGCAGACAAGTTTAGTCTATTGTACGAAGGTGGTAAGAAAAGGTTTGGCAAGTACTACGACGAAGCTAACGATCATGGTGCTTACCCAGATGATCTATCAGGTAGACTCAAGACCAAGTACGCTGAGCAATTAGGTAACTCTCGTGAGAACAGAACCCCTTTAGATGTAGCAATCAACTACGGTGGCGGTTATGACTTCGGTGCTAGAACGAAAGTTGCGCCTGAAGACGCTAGACAAATGGCTAAAGCTTACCAATTGTTGGACTACATGACATCGTTCAGGAAGAAAGAAATAAACGACGCTATTCAAGACTACTACGAGAATATGCAAGGCGTAGAAGCTGGTATTGCAGGCCGTGGCAAAGGACGTATGCCCGAGTCTGGCATTGAAGAAGCTTCTAGGAAGTACGGTTTGAGCAAAGCTACTGCGGCTCCAGTATACTCCGAAAAAGGGTATGCTCAAGGCGGATTAGTATATAATGACGAAGAAATCAACAACTTAGCTAACCAATTACTTGGAGCATAGAGCATGGCGCAAGACCCAAAAGAATTTGAAGAAGAAATAGAAGACGATATGCAGTCATTCGAAGAGGATGACAACGGTGTACGTGACACAGAAGACGGCGGTGCTATTGTTACTCTTGAAGAGAACGAAGCTGACCGTACCTACCAAACAGAACACTTCGCCAACATCGTTGATGATTTAGATCAGCGTGAGTTAAACGTTGTTGTCAACGATTTACTTGATAAGATCGGCCGTGACAAAGATGCCCGTAAAAAGCGTGATGAGCAATACGCAGAAGGTATTCGTCGTACAGGTTTAGGCGATGACGCACCAGGCGGTGCACAATTTACTGGTGCCAACAAGGTTGTGCACCCAATGATGACCGAAGCTTGTGTTGACTTCTCAGCTAGAGCTATGAAGGAGTTGTTCCCACCTCAAGGTCCTGTTCGTTCTAAGATACCTGGCAAAACAGAAAAAGGTAAGCTTGAGAAAGCTGAGCGTAAGACCAAGTTCATGAACTGGCAATTGACTGAGCAGATCCCTGAGTTCAGATCAGACCTAGAACAGTTAACTACACAATTGCCTTTAGGCGGTGTGCAGTACATGAAGATGTATTTCGACCATAACAAACGTCGCATCACTTCAGAATTCGTACCAGTCGATGATGTATACCTACCATTTGCTGCGTCAAACTATTATTCAGCCGAGCGTAAGACTCACGTCCAGTATGTTACAGCCTTTGAATATCAGAAGCGTGTTGCTTCAGGTATGTACCGAGAAGTTGATCTTGGTATGGCTGACGACATTGACTACTCTAAAGCAACTAAGGCTAATGACAAGGTTGAAGGTCGTACTGAAGATACATACAACGAAGATGGTTTAAGAACTATCTACGAAATCACTACGTATGCTGATCTTGAAGGTGACATGTTTGATCCGTACATCATCTCAGTCGATAAAGCTACACGTAAATGTTTGTCAGTGTATCGTAACTGGGAGCCTGATGATGAGCAGCGTGAAGAGCTTGTCAACATGGTTGAGTTCCCATTCATTCCTTGGCGTGGCGCATACCCAATAGGTTTAACCCAAATGATCGGTGGCTTGTCAGGTGCAGCGACAGGTGCTCTTCGTGCTTTACTAGATTCTGCACATATCAATAACATCCCTACGATGTTGAAATTGAAAGGCGGTCCTAACGGTCAGAACTTGAACCCACAACCAACTGAGGTTGTTGAGATCGAAGGCGGAGTTAACGTAGACGACATTCGTAAGATAGCAATGCCGATGCCATTTAATCCACCTAGCGCTGTGCTTATGCAGTTGCTTGGCTTCCTTGTCGACGCTGGTAAGGGTGTGGTTCAAACATCATTTGAGAAGTTATCAGACCAAAGCGCCAACATGCCTGTTGGTACAACACTTGCCTTGATTGAGCAAGGTATGGTTGTGTTCTCTTCTATCCATGCACGCTTGCATAACTCAATGGCTCAGGTGCTTAAAGTAGTGCACCGCCTTAACTCTGCGTACCTAACAGAAGAAGATGTGTTAAGCGAAACAGGCGAAGACATGGTACGTCCTGAGGACTTTGATGGTCCAATGGATGTGGTTCCTGTTTCAGACCCTAGCATATTTAGTGAGACACAACGTTTTGCCCAGATCTCTGCTATTCAGCAGCGAGCAATGCAATTGCCACAGATCTACGACATACGTAAGGTTGAAGAGTTATTCTTGAAACAGATGAAGGTGCCATCAGCAGATGATCTGTTGATACCTAAACCTGAACCAAAAGACACGGATCCTATGCAAGAGAACGTAGCTGCTTCAGTAGGGAAACCTATCGGTGCATTGCCACATCAAGATCATATTGCTCACCTTAAAGTGCACATGGCTTTCTTGCAATCTCCATTGTTTGGTAAGAATCCTGCCATTGCGCCTATGTTCTTGCCTGCTATTGTTGCTCACATCAAGGATCACTTGTTGATGCACTACCTCAAAATGTCAGTTAAAGGTCTTGACCTTGCTGAAAAACAAGGTATGGTTGACGGTGAGAATGAGATGAGTCAAGCCAACGCAGCTGTTGAGATTATGCAAACCCTTGAGGCTGCAATCCCACCTGAGTTCTTGCAGTTGATGACTGGCGCCTTCCAAGAGGCACAACAATATCAACCACAACAACCTGCTGATCCTAACCAATTGGCTGCACAAGTACAGCAAGCTTCTGTGGATCAACGTCGTGAAGCAACTCAGATCACGGCACAGATCAAAGGCCAAGAGCTTTCTGTCAAACAGCAGCAACAAGCTCAACAGTTGGCGGCTAAACAGCAACAACAAGCTCAGCAAGATCAGAAAGACGTTCAAGTTGCTATCTTGAAAGAAGATCGTGAAGATGAGCGTACTAAAGCTGAGATCTTGGCTAGGTTGCAAATGAACCAAGAAGACAACGACACCGCCAAGGAATTGGTTGCTGTTGAAGTAGCATCAGGCGAGAAGACAAGTCTCTCAACTGGTGGCGGTATTAACCCTAACCCTTAAGGAGAACGACATGGCAGATCAACAAAAGTCTAGTGAAGCAGTGAATCAGCACAAGAAAATGGCAATGGGCCGTCCTGTGCCACAACCTCGTCACACACCAAAAACGCCTGCATGAGTATTGAACGTGCAGTAATGAAGTTACAGCAAGAGCAGCAGGAATTGGCAACCGCTGCTCTTCGCAGCCCTAATTCACGCGATCTGTTCGAATATGGACGGATGGTGGGAATGTACGCTGGATATGAGCGTGCTATCGCAATACTTATGTCAACATTTAAAGAAGAGGATGATGATGTCTAGTGAACAGACGTTAGAAGAAGCTTTTCCCAAGGCAGATCCAGGTGTACAACCATTTGGCAGTTATGTCTTGATTCAAATACGTAACGCAATCACTAAAACTAAGAGTGGTATTGAGCTAGTCTCTGATACGCGTGACACTGAGAAGTGGAACACACAAATTGGTCGAGTAGTAGCTGTAGGACCTTTAGCATTCAAGAATCGCAACTCTATGGAGTCTTGGCCTGAAGGAGCGTGGTGCAGCGAAGGTGATTATGTACGAGTAGCCAAGTATGGCGGCGATCGATGGGAGGTTCCTGTAGATAAGGATACCGCAGCATTGTTCGTAATTTTTAAAGACACAGATCTAATAGGTAAAGTCACATCTGACCCATTAGCAATCCGTGCCTTCATTTAGCTGAAAAGGAGCTAGTTATGGCAGAAGAAAAAGAGTTAGTCCTAATAGAGGACGATGAAGACGAGCAAAAAGGTTCGAAAGATACCGAGTATGTCGTAGTTGATGAACCGCCCTCAGATGATGAAACATCTGATGCAAAGAATACCGAAGATGATGACGAAGACGAGGGTGACTCTGATGAAGAGCGATCCGCTATTCGTGAACGTCGTCGTTTAGAAAAGAAAGAACGTAAAGAACGCCAGCAAAAAGCAATAGGTCGAGACAAAGTAGAGCTTAACTTCTTGCGTCAGCGTAACGACGAGTTAGAACGTCGTATGGCTAACCTAGAAACTAACTCACATAAGATCTCACTAGGTGAAGTAGATCGTCAGATTCAAGCAGCAATGGACGAGGCAGACACAGCCGAGCGTATTATCGCTAAGGCAGTCGAAGCAGGGAATGGCGAAGACGTAGCTAAAGCTCTGAAATTCAGAGATCAGGCTATTGCTAAGGCAAACCAACTACACCAAGCCAAGCAACATCAGGAACAACAAGGTCAGCAACGCCAACAAGCCCCGGTAGATAATGCTGTGGCACATTACGCTAAAGAATTTATGGAAGCTAATGATTGGTATGATCCAACTGGTCGAGATGAAGACTCAGCGATTGTTTTGGCTATTGATAACAAGCTAGCGCAAGAAGGCTTTGATCCACGTACTGAAGAGTATTGGGATGAGTTACAAACTAGGGTCGAGCGTAGAATCCCAGAGAAATTTGCTAAACAGGAAAAACCTGTGCGCAAACCATCAGGAGGTCCTGCTGTAGGTTCAGGCCGTGAGCATGCACCTTCATCAACTCGTAAAGAGATCTACATTTCGCCTGAACGTAAATCAGCGATGCAAGAAGCTGGTGTTTGGGAAGATCCTGTGCTGCGTCAACGTTATATTAAGCGTTATGCTGAGTATGACAAGTTGCATGCAAGTAACTAACTAATTGTGTATATTTAATTTTTAATTTAGAATATAATTTTTCTAATTGCTGAAAAGGAGCAAGTAATGAGTACCAACGACGAACGTTTGAAAAGAAGCAAAGGTGAAGGTCGAGAAGATCGTGCGATGGAAGATCGTGCAGTTACGGAAAACCGTGAAATCTCAGATGCAGACCGTCTAGACATGTTTCGGCAACAGTTCTTCCAAGCCGCACTCCCTGATTTACCTAAGATACCTGGTTACCACGTATGTTGGTTAACTACCTCGAATCCTCGCGATACCGTGAATATGCGGATGCGCTTGGGTTATGAACCTGTAAAGCCGGAAGATATTCCAGGCTGGGAAGCCACGTCAATTAAATCTGGCGAATGGACAGGGTTTATCGGTGTTAACGAAATGCTAGCGTTCAAGTTGCCCGTTTCTCTTTATGAGAAATACATGCAAGAAGCTCATCACGATGCTCCTTTGCGTGAACTTGAAAAATTGACAGACACTGCTGAATTCATGAAGAGTCAAGCAGAGGGTCAAGGCAGTCGCGTGTTTGAAGGTGACGGTATGCAGGATATGAGGCAAAACCGTGGTCGAGCTCAATTTGACTTGACCTAACTTTCATATTTTTAAGGAGTAATAAGATGCCTTCAACAAGCGCACCTTTTGGCTTCCGACCTTCCTTCCACAACAGTGGTCAGATTCGTCCGAAAGCTTACACAATTGCATCAACTTACGCAACGAACATTTTTTCAAATGATCCTGTTAAGTTAACAAACGACGGTGTTATCCAATTGGGTACATCTGATGGTACACGTACAGGTACAGTGGCAGGCGTAACATTGCTTGGTACTTTGGCTGGCGTTGAGTATCGTGATTCAACCGGCAAACCTTCTATCTCTCCATACTGGATTGGTGGTACTACTGCTACTGAAATCGATGCTTATGTATTTGATGATCCTGAAACATTGTTTGAAGCTCAGTACACAAACCCAGGTACACCTGGCACTGACTCAGTTCAAACTTCTGTAGGTGAGCAATCTGACTGGACTGGTTACACAGCTCCAGGTGGTTCTACTCGTACAGGTCTTTCAACAGCGTCTTTAGCCGCTATTGAAGGTTCAGGTACTGGTCAGTTCCAAATCACTGGCTTCGCTACTAACATTAACCAATCGCTAACAGATGCTTATGTTGTTGCGTATGTTCGTATCAACGAACACGCTTACAAGTATCCAACAGCGTCAATCTAAGGAGGTCTGACAAATGGCTACCCCAATGAGAAGTACGGACTTCCGTAGTATTGTAGAACCAATCTTAAACGAAAGCTTCGATGGTATTTATAACCAACGTGCTGACGAATGGAAAGGTGTCTTTGACGAAGTTCAAGGTATCAAACGTAACTACCATGAAGAGCCTGTATTATACGGCTTCGGTGCAGCTCCTGAGTTGCCTGATGGTATGGCTGTTACTTACCAATCTGGTGGTGTGTTATTCGCACAACGCTACTGGTACAAAGTATATGGCCTAGCTTTTGCTTTGACTAAAGTCTTAGTAGAAGATGGCGACCATATCCGTATCGGTCAAACATACGCTCGTCACTTAGCTCAATCTTTGGTTGAGACAAAAGAGACCTTGGCAGCTAACGTATTGAATAACTCATTCAATAACGCTTACCAAGGTGGCGACGGTGTTTCATTGGTTAACACTGCTCACCCAATCGTGAATGGTACATTCAGCAACCAGTTAACTACTGCAGCTGCTTTGTCTCAAACATCATTAGAGCAAATGTTGATTCAAATCCGTCAAGCTGTGGACAACAACGGTAAACGTATCCGTTTAACACCACAAAAACTAGTTTTAAGCCCATCTAACGTGTTCCAAGGTGAAGTATTGTTGAACAGCGTATTGCGCGCTGGTACAGCAGACAACGACTTGAACCCGATCAAATCAATGGGTCTATTAGCTGGTGGTCAAGCTAACATGTCACGTCTAACTTCAAACACCGCTTGGTGGGTGAAAACTGACGCTCCTGAAGGCTTGAAAATCGTTATGCGTCGTGGTTTAGAGAAATCTATGGAAGGCGATTTTGAGACTGACTCTATGCGTTATAAAGCAACAGAGCGTTACTCACTAGGCTGGACAGATCCACGTGCTGCTTACGGTACAGCTGGTATCTAAGTTGTAAAGGTCAGGGGGCTTCGGCCCCCTACCACATTCTGGAATTATTATTTTAGCTTATTAGACCGTTCCAGCGGACGTTGCACAGACTAATAAGCGACTTGTGCAAAAAGGAAATATATCATGGCATCAAGCACCTTTTCAGGTCCAGTCACGAGCTTAAACGGCTTTATCTCTGGTACTTCTTCAGCTCCAGTAGTGGTAACAACTGCTGGCAACATTAATTCAGCTTACGCAACAACATCTGCAACCACAGGTGATACTCGTCTTGTTTATGACAAGTTGACATTCACATCTACAGGTTCA